TGATCATACCGGACCGGTATATACGGGGGGCGATATAGAAGACCCTTCATATACAGATGTTATATATGAGACATTACAGGATACAAGAAGACACATTATCAGATTAGAGAAAGAGGCATATGAGAAAGATGCTGAGATCAGATCCTTAAAGGAGAGGATTAAGTCCAACAGAAATACAATGGATGCTATGATTAAGATGGCGGGGGGGAGATAATAAAATAAGCTGTTGTCAGAGTATACGATAATGATGTACAATAAGGTGTAGGGACTTTCCTACGGAAATAGAAAAAGGACTTAAAAATGAAAAATCAAAATAGAATCGAAGCAGCAATTCACACTTCAAGAGTAGAAGCAGATTACTTTGCAGCATTAGAAAGAATCACAAAATTAGAAGCAAGAATAGCATTTTACGATAGATTAGTTCCTACCTTAATAGATGCGATCCCAGATGTTAAGTTAGTTCCAATGAGCCCAACATATGAGAAGATGGATCAAGAAGATCAGTATCAGAAGGGAGTTGCATAATGAGTAGCAAGTTAAAAGAGTTAAAAGATCTGTCCAGACAGAGAAAGCAGGTAGAGAGAGATCTAGCTAACGGTATAGGAGATAAAGATTTTAATATTAAGTACCTACTTTACTTTTATGAGAAAATGGGAGAGAGTATGAGTATGGATGAATATATTAGATTGGAAACATTATGAGAGAAGTAATTAAAGATTTGTGGGTAGTATTACCCTTCGCATTATTTGTAGCACTATATTTAACAGATAGTATACCTATTATAGTTTAGTTCAGGAGATGATGAATACATCTAGGCAGTAGCATATAATAGCTAGCTGCACTGTTGCTGAAGTTAGAGTCCAGGTTGTTAGTCCTACCTGGGCTCTTCCTATGTGAGGTCAGATATAAAGTTAGGGTGCAATATAGGACCGATATATAGATTAAATATAATGGTGGTTTAGATTGTGGACTCCTTTCTTATATAAAACGGTTCAAATAAATCACCGAAAAAAAATTCACGAGAAAAAGGTTGACCCAGAAACACTTATAGGTTACAATAGGATATGAGAAAGAAACTAAAGAAACAGTCTGAGAACTTGCGCATTGCGAAACTTAAACACGATAAGTGGCTGAGGAGTATGGGAGCGCATAAAGATCAGCGAAGTGCAATACCAACATTCACAATACAGAAGAGTCCGTGGGAACAAGATATGGGACCTGGAGAAGAAGAGTCAGAGATGTCGGGTACCCACAAAAACACTAAATGGGATGCTGGAGCAAAGAAACAAACAATGAGGTATTCAGGTAAACGCAGACTGCTAGGGATAGCTACTCTGCATAAGTCAAACCTTGTCCCAGTGTTTGAGAGGGAAGAGCTCGAAGCTATAGGACATATGAGAAGATGAATAGAACAATATTCTCAGTAGTATGGGTTGCGTTTTGGTTGGGCCTGTTTATCTATATGATAGCAGAGCACACTAGAATCTTTAATTAGTATGAAAGATAAAGTATTACAAGAATTAAAGACCGTATCGGACCCAGAGATATCTTTAGATATAGTAGAGTTGGGTTTGATATATGATATATCTTTTGTGGAATCAAAGTGTAATATAATAATGACACTTACTACTGCATGGTGCCCAGTGGCACAGGAGATGCCTGTATGGGTCAAAGATGCTGCAATGAGAGTGTCTGGAGTGGACAGCTGTGAAGTGACAGTGACGTTTGAGCCACCATGGACTCAAGATAGTATCTCTGAGGCCGGCAGGTTGGAACTAGGATTAGTATAAAAAGGAGAACGGGTATGGCATACAAAAAGAAAAGAAAGCCTCTGAGTGAGGCTCAGAAACAAGAAAGAAGAGAAAGGCTTGCTCTTGCAAGGGACAAGAAGCCAGAGCCTAAGTATATAAGTGTTGCTGCTAATGTGCGCGAGCTTGAGGATGACCATCCTTTAAGCCTCAAGAATACTAGGAAGCATGTCAAGACCAATAAGGATGAGAGAGCCAAGCTGCGTATTATTCTGAGAAGGTCTACTGATAGAAAGACATTGGATAGGTTCTGTATAGTTGATACCTTTATCCAGAACATGGAGTACTATATTCGTAACGGGGTATGGCTTGATCTGTTTTACGGGGAACAACAGGAGAATAAGATAGGGTTTAGATCCCATACGCTGGCTTATGATAGTGATGGTATGATTAAGCGTACTGTTAATTGTTTCTATCCTGATATTGGAGGATTGTATACTAGAGAGATGCAGGATACTGATATGGGAGTGTTCCAAAAAGCGGCGAAGAAGAAAGTGAAGAAGAAAAAGAAGTAGGAGGGGTTGACTTCATTCTCGTTATATGCGATATTAATAGAGTAAAGAGAGAGGGAGAAAATGATGGATTTAACTACTAATGAAATTAACTTTAATATTAATAAAGTAAAGGAAGAAAACATGAGTGCATTAAAAAATTGGTTAATAGAGCATGACGAAGCTATTGGAGATGCAATTGAGCGTGGTGCTAGTTCAGTACAGGATGTTATTTCATATTGTGCTGCTAACATGCAGATGATAGATCCTAAGTATATCACAGAACAGTGGAATGAGTTTATAATGGATCCACGTGATATGGTTGATAGTATGACTAAAACACAGATAGAAGATTTGGACAATTCCCATCTATCTGAACAAGAACATAACTTTGGGGATGCACTATAGGTTTTAGTATCAACCTTAATTGATACAAATTAGACGACACCATATAGAAAGGGTGAAAAGATGTATAACTTTGAAGACATAATGTCAGAAATACAAGAAGTACAAAGTACGAACAACGAACTACTTGAAAGAGTAGCTTTCCTATCTGAGTTAGTTGAGAAACTACTCCTAACCAGATCAAGCTATGAAATGCGTAACCCTGTACAGGAGGCAAAGTAATGGCTAATAGGTATGTAGATAGAAAGATCTATAAGCTAGACTGGGAGAACCTAGCTAACTTTGGAAAATACTCTAAAGCAGGTGTACCAATCTACGATCCGTGTGTATATCTTATGTGTAATATGACTATTAATGAAGGTATGCTTCGACGTAGTATACAACATAGAATAGGTAAAGCTACTAATATGTTATACAGATTACAGTCATATAAGAGACCGAAAGGCTCTAATGGATATAGAACACATTACGATAAGATACAGAGTGAAACTACTCATGTTATAGTATTAAAAATGCCTGATATGCCTCATACTACTGAAGAACAGAGACGTAGAAAGAACATTGCTATGGAAGAGTTAGAGGATACTTTGATAAAGCTTAACAATCCTAAGTATAATATAAGACAGAAAACCAGATGGGAGATTATAGCAAATGCTTAAACCTGATAACGATAGTGTGAAAGAGAGAATATACGAGGATCTACTAGAGGCTGGATTTGATGAGTATGAGATCGAAGAGCTGGATATGGTAGATAAGATATTCTTTGAAGAGTGTACAGAAGATAAATTATGGGAGATGACTGCTGCAGTTCAGCATGATTTAGACATGATCAACGAAGATGCATTTGGAGGTTAGAATGGCTAGAAAACTTACAGACAAATTAGTAGGCGGTATCTATGAGTACTATCATAAAGATACAAGTGATGTATTCTATAGAGGTTCTTCTGAGAAGGACCTGGATGGTTTAGATGGCTTTCATAGAGTAGGTCATACCTATCAGATATTTAAACAGAAGAACTGGAAGTATACTTATACTGTCTTTAGGTCTAACCTTAGACGACCTATTGGAGATGATCTTATAGTACGTTGGTGTGAAGAACCTAAAGAGATGACTCGTAAAGAGTTGTTAACATTAGAAGGTGAGAAGATTCAAGAGATGATTGATCTTAAACAATGTATCCTTAATCATGATCCTAACCCTTTAAAGTCATTTAAAAAGTATAACAAGTGAGGAGAAGTAGTATGAATTTTATATTTGGAATTATAATTGGTAGTTTTGTTACATTATTTTGTATGCAACCACAACATTTGGGCAATGCATTACATTGGGCAGGCGATAGAATAGGTGATCGTGAGCAAATGGAGATAGAAATTGGTGATTATTAAAGCAAAATACCTTGCTATACCACTACTTGTTCTATGTAATAGTGTGGTTGCAGCAGACGTAAACTGTGATTATAGTGATAAAACTGTTGTTCAGACCACTGGAAAGATAGATGGAATACGTAATTATAGTAGTAAAGTAACTGATTATGCAGAGGAAAAACGCGTTTGTGCAGTAAAATTTGACGCTAAAGTGGGCAAAAAGTGGTATGAAACCAAGAATTTCTACATATTTGGCCCGGATATGAGCCAAACAGAGGCTTGTAACAAGGCAAAAGACAAAGCTAAAGTGAAGGTGCTAGAACAGCATACACCTCAATTAGTAACTAGTGATGTTGAGCATACATGTACTGAGAAGACACCTGTGAAGGTAGTAAAGAAGGATCCTAAACCTACAAGAGAACAAAATGTAGTAGTAAATAAAGATCCTAACGTGTTCTATCATTCTAATGGAAATTGTTATGTAAAAGACACAGCGCTTTACCCACACTGCCATTTATATAATCCGAACTCTGTTAACATGCATAAAAGTAGAAGGCACGACAGCAACGTAAGTCTCATGAAACTTTTTAATTTTGGAACCATGCTTATTGGGCAGTGGTAATAAATAGTTCCGGGAGGGAACGAAAATGATAAAGGTATTTGTAATCATGTTTGTAGTAATATTTGATTACACTAATGGGGCACAGAGATCTATGCATTTAGAATTTGAAACAGTAGAGCAATGTTTTGAGCACAAAAGAGAAGTTGACAAAGATCCATCTAAGTTGTACTATGAAGGTAAGCATATTGAGAACTTAGAATATGGTTGTGTAAGGTATTTAAAAAACTATGTTGAGGAATGTGAAATATTACCAATGGATTTTGTAACCAAGAAAGAATGTATACCGTACTGGGACCACTGGGGTAAACATAATAGAAGTGAAAGTGGTACATATAGAATTGAGGAGTAGATGATGATAATAATATTTGGAGCGCTGTTAGCTATAACATTAGTGTTTAGTGACCCAGCCTACAGTAATGACAGTATAACAATTAAATGTAGTAATACTGTTGACCGAGGTGTAATTATATTGGATAGTACACCTATAATGAATTGTAAGGATATGGAATTAATACAGATGTTTGTAGGTTCTGCTTTATCGTTAGGTCCTATACCTAATATGGAAGCCCTAGCTGAACAGCTTGAGGCTTTAGCAAAAAAAGAACCGAAGACAGACCCACAAGAAGTATTCGAGCAACGAAAAGAAAAGGCTTTTGAAGAAATTTAAAAGATAGGAGTATATTATGAAAGTAAATTTGAAAATAATTAGTATTATGGCTATTGTAGCTATATTAGGAGCATGTTCATCACTTAAAACTGACAATGCAAATAACTGTCTACCAACTGAGAACGAAGAGCGTTGTAAGATACTAGGAAAAGTAGTTGAGAAAACTGCTGATGATGTTCCTGAGTGGATGTTAATACTACCAGATGATGACAAAGCATTTTATAGTGCTGGTACAGCTGTTAGTAGAGATATGCAATTAGCTATCGATAAAGCTAACTTAGCTGCTAAGAGAAATCTAGCAGATAGAATAGGTGGAGAACTTTCAAGTCAAATTAAAGAGTTTGTTATTGAAAGTGGTGATGTGTATAGTAGTGATCTTGTTACAGTTGATGTTGAACGTGTCACTAAGAATATTATGGCTCGTATTAATGTAGCTGGATATGTACCTGCTAAGATGGAGGTATATCCATTAGGTACTATGTATAGAGTTTATACTTTGATTGCATATCCAATTGGAGCACATAACGATATCTTAATTGAGCAGATTAGAAGAAACAGAGCTTTATATGCTCATGTGAGATCTAGTGTTGCTTTTAAAGAACTAGAAATAGAGACTAATGAGAAACGAGAAAGAGACCTGGTAGATCGTGATAATGTCGTAATTGATATTGTTGAATCAGCTGGTGGCTCGGAAGTTGAGTAGAATCATGAACGAAGAAGAAGTTTTAGAACGCGTAGAGAAGGCTTATAAAGCACATAAGTCATCTACAAGTAAATGGGCTAAGAATTACTGGCTGTCAGTAATTGCAAGTCTAAAAAGAAAGTATCCTACCTATTAGGATACAAACCATTAACCAAGGAGTATATTATGGTAAGTTTGAAAAGTAAAATTCTGGTTGCATTAAAATCAGGTAAAGCAGTAAGTGGCAAACAATTTGCTGCTAGACATAACACCTCAGTGACAACTGTTGGTGCTAGGGTGTCAGAGCTACGTAGAGAAGGTTTTGCTATCTACAACAATAAAAAAACTGACTCACAAGGTCGTTCTGCATCATTCTATAGAATAGGTAAGCCTACTAGAGCTGTTATAGCTGCTGGTTATAAAGCATTAGGCAACGCTTAATTTATAGCATAAGTATTAGTAGAGGGGGACTTAGGTCTCCCTCTTTCTTTATAAATATTTACAAACGAGGTTTATTATGGCAAACGAAGTAACTAATCCAGATACAAATATGGATGCAGTAGATAAGAAGGTGCTAAAATTAGCAGCACTGATGGACACGACTATAAGATTTCATTCAGCTGATATGGATTTTGATGAGATGGAAAAGAATTATATTAACACATGGTTACGTAAAGAGAAAGATCCGTTGTTGGTTGTTATACTAGCAACACTAACAGGTGACAGAGATCCTAAAGAAGGGGCAAATGACACCACTGGGAGTTAAAAATGCAGACCGTATTTCAAGTCGCGTTTATAGTAATGTGTTGGCAAGGCGATTGCACTAGGTTCGAAAGTGTACCTTATGCAATGAATGATAGTCCCCAACACTGTGAGAAGATGTTAAGATGGATGTTTACTAATTCAGTAGGCCCACATTACGACGATATAATAGATTTTGATAATAGCAGTCCTGAAGATATAATTATAGATGATGCAGGATGTGAGCCTACTCAAAGGGAACCTCAAGACGGTGACGAGTGGCGTATTGAGAGACAATGGGACTCTCCTAAAAATGAGAAGTTCTTACAAGATCAAAATGACCTTCAATGGCAACAACAACAGGAGCATAATATAGATGACTGAGCGTGTTACAAGTACAGTAAGAGATATAGCATGGGAAGCAATTCAAGATGCTATGATGGAAGTAATGTATGAAGATGAACACGGCCAGGCACATATACCTGAAGAAAAACTGTATGAGGTAGCTTCTAAGAATTCAAAGCTGCCTATACATATTTTGAAATGGGCAGAAGATGAAATTAAAAAGATTAATCAATTGGATTAAAAGATTATTTGGTTATCATAAAGATATTGAAGAGATTGAATATGATAATGAAGATTTACCACCACATGTGAAAGAGTTTATGAAAGAGAGAAATGATTAAAACCTTACCTATACAATTTGATCAAGACAGATTGCTTACAGATTTATATGAGGTAATAGAAACCTTTGATATTAAGAGAGCAGACCAGCTTTGTTTAACATATGCTCCAGATAAACCTAAGCATCCAGATCATAATATATATCAAGGTTGTGGTTCACTAAACTATGAGGTAGGTCTTAGAGGTGGGGAAGATTTAGAGTGGATTAAAAGAAAAGACTCGCTCACTGAAAAAGATTTTACAGCATTTATACCAGAGTTAAAACATACTTACTTTTATCATGTATATGAGGAATTAAAAAAAATATATAATATTGGAAGAGTAAGAATAGTAATGCTTCATCCTAACCGTTGCCTAACATGGCATAAAGATGTATCAAAAAGAATACATATACCTATAATAACTAATCCAGGAAACAAACTTGTTATAGAAGACAATGTTTATTTTTTACCTACTGGAAAAACCTATGAAGTTCAAACCACTAATATGCATTCAGCATTTAATGGTGGTAAATCAAAAAGATATAATTTATTAATGTCAACCGTACCAACTGATATTGAAGAGCAGAAATTTAATGAAACACTCCGATAAAGATAGCTTTTGTGTTCATCCGTGGACTAACCTTATGGTTAATTCAACAGGCTCATATAACTTTTGCTGTGTGGCTTGGGAGGGTGTGATGAAAGATAAAGATGGAAAAATACTACATGCAAGTAAAGATTTACCAGATGAAGTATGGAATGCTAATAGCATACGTAAAGTTAGAAAAGCTATGCTTGATGGTGAGAAATTAGATATATGTAATAAATGCTGGCGCCAAGAAGAGATAGGTAAGCAGAGTTATAGAGAAAGACATAATAAAGAATGGATACAAAGGTTAGGCAAACAAGAAATTGAAAGAAGAGTATCTTATTCATTATCAAATGATTATGCAGTTGATACTCCTCCGGATTACTTAGACCTAAGATTAGGTAACCTTTGTAATCTTAAATGTAGAATGTGCAATATATTTAATAGTAGTCAGATTGAAAAAGAACATATTAAGTTAAGACAAAATAACATGTATGCTGATATATGGACAAAACAATGGTCAACTAATATTAATGATGCACCCTATGATATGAATTGGGTTAATTATGAAAAGTTTTGGGAAAACCTAAACAAGTATGTTCCTGATCTACAAAAAGTTTACTTTACCGGTGGTGAGCCAACGCTTTTAGAAACACCATATAAGTTTATGGATGAAATGATATCGCAAGGTATACAAGACAAAGTAGATATTATGTTTAATACAAATTGTACCAATGTTCAACCTAAGTGGTTAGATCAAATATCTCAGTTTAGAAAAGTACAAATAAATGGAAGCATAGATGGTATTGGAGCAATGAATGATTACATAAGAGCACCATCAAAATGGAAAAATATTAGAGAGAACTTTATTAAGATTGCAAAATTACCCAATGTAAGAATTGGTATGAGCCCTGTAATACAAATTTATAACATACTACACGTAGATAAATTATTAGACTTTGCTGAAGAAGTAAGTCATAAAATTGGTAAAGTTGTTGATGTTGACTTTCTTTTATGTGTACATCCAACATATCTTGACCCTAGTAACTTATCAGATAGAATTAGGGATAAGGCTTTCATGAAATTACAGCGCGTGCAAGACTCATGGATATATAAACAATCTGAAAAAAATGGTAACTCTATTAAAAATTCTGTTGACTCGTATTTAACTTTGTTGGAACAAGAAAGATGTCCTGATTGGAAAAAGAACATGGAAGACTTTTGGAATATGACAAGTATATTGGATAAGAATCGCTCACAGTCATTTAAGCAAAGTGTTCCAGACCTATATGAAATGATGCAAAGTGAGAAGTAAAACATTTTGTATAAAGCCTTGGGTGCATATAGCAACATATACAAGTGGTGAAGCTCTTATGTGTTGTGTGGCTAAAGAGGCAGCCGGTAACCTCAATAGAGATACTATAGAACAAATATGGAACAGTGATCATTATAAGCAAGCCAGATTAAAGATGCTAAAAGGTGAAAAGGTATCTGCATGTACTAAATGTTATGATGAAGAAGCTGGTGGTGTTCTTTCACATAGAGTTATTCAAAATCATCTATGGGAAGATAAAGAAAGCACCAACGAGGGTCATGTTGGTAAAGAAGCTATGGATAAGTTGATAGCTGAGACTAGAGATGATGGTTACTTAGAAACAAAGCCTATATCATTTGATTTTAGATTAGGTAATACGTGCAATCTGCAATGTGTAATGTGTGGTCCTAAAGATAGTAGTAAATGGGTTGGGCTAGCTAAGCAGTTAGGACAGATTGATAAATGGGATACAAGCAAGTTTAATTGGGTTGAAGATCAAGACTTTTGGGATAAGCAATTCTTACCTTTGCTACCAAATATTAAACATTTGATTCTAGCTGGTGGGGAACCAATGTATCTAAAACAGCATGTTCCTTTATTGGAAAAAATAGTAGAACAAGGATATGCTAAAAATATAAAAATAAGATATCATACAAATGCAACTATTATACCAAGTAATAAAATACTTGAACTTTGGAAAGAGTTTAAATTTATAGACTATACAATGTCCATAGATTGTTACGAAGAAAAAAATAGTTATATAAGATATCCAGATCACTGGGAAAATATTGTTGACACATTACATATGGTTGATAGTTCTTATGATAATATTGGACCACGAATGAATTGTACTATTAATGCTCTTAATGTATTTTATATACCAGAGTTTGTTGAGTGGGTAGAAAGTCAAAAGTTTGAAAAGGTGTCACAAGGTACTCAGCATGGTCTTCCATTCATAGGTTATGTTCATGGTCCAACATATCTCAATTGTAAAGTATTACCTGAGCATGTGAAGAAAGTAATAGCTGATAAGTATGATGAATGGTATAAAGGTCGCAAAGAAAAAAATTATAGTGTTGACAGCATTTATGGCATAAAAAACTTTATGCTAAGTGAAGATAAGTCCAAACATTTTAAGATGTTTGAAAGCTACATTCAAAAGATGGATAATATTAGGGGTACAGATTTTGCAAAAACGTTTCCAGAGCTGGCAGCATTAATATGATACTTAATAGAAGCAATAGAGAGAATAAAGAACTTATAACTCCAACGCTATGTCCTATACCTTGGAATATTGAATACTATGAGTCGGATGGTAGAAAGGCAATGTGTTGTAAAGCAACTAGCTATATTGAAGGTGATGCGGAATGGAATGGTCCCCAAGTTAGACAAGTACGAAAAGAAATGCTTGAAGGTAAACAGCCTAAAGCATGTACAATGTGTTTCAATGAAGAAAAATCTGCTAAGGGATTATCATTTAGACAGGAATGGGTTAACATGGTTGATCAAAGAGATCCTGATTTTGTCAAAAATGTTACAACACATACAGATGAAGATGGCCGTTATAATCAAATGCCAACAACCCAACAAATCTGTTTAGGAAACAAATGTACTAATCAATGTAATATGTGCTCGCCTTGGAATAGCAGTGCTATGAATAAAGTATTTAAAAAGATACACGCTGGCTTAGATATGCCTTATGATAAGAATTGGTTTGATCCCCAAAAATACAAATGGGTTGGGGATGATGAGTATTGGATAGAGAAGATTTATCCAAAGCTCCACCATACTAAAGCGCTAATTATAACAGGTGGTGAACCTTTAATTGTAAAAAGGTTTGAGCAGATATTAGAGTATTGTGCTGATAATGGATTATCTAAAAACATGGAGCTACACTTTAATACAAACACAGCACAAATACCAACACCTTACGTTTATGAGTTAATTAAATCTTTTAAGAATGTATTAATTTTAACTTCTATAGATGATATTGAAAAGAGAAACGAATACATTAGATATCCAACTACGTGGGAACAAACGCAGAGGTTTATAGAGTGGGGTGAAGCAACAGCTGACCATATTAATTTAAATATTTTTGCCACAATACAGATCATGAACATATACCACTTGACAGATATACAAGACTATTGGTTTAACCAAAACATTACAAAGTTCAATAAAAATTTAGGTGGGTTTATTATGACTAACCCCTGTCACCTCCCCGAAAAGTTTAGTTCCAGAATATTACCAACAAAATTAAAACAAAAAGTTAGACGTAAGTTTGATAATTGGAAACAAAACCTAAACCAAAACTATTTAGATTCCAATACTGGAGAGGATCCAATAATTACTGAAAATAGAATGTGGGCATTTGAAAGATTGGAACATTTTATAACCAATATGGAAAATGATAATACTCTCTCGCCTCATCTAAATAGAAGTAACGAAGAATTTTATGATGACTTTACAAGGTGGACAATAATGCAAGACAAGATCAGGGGCACTGATTATACGAAGGTATTTCCATGGCTGACAATGTCGTAGAGTATGTAATGGAAGACAGGGATGGTAATAAACATTCTTTGTTCTATTATCTTTATTCCACACCTTTTAAAACCAAGTGGACTAAACTTGTAAATAAAAACCTTAGCAATCCTAACCACAACATATATCCAGATTTTAATAATTTAACATTTGATGATCTTAATAAAATTACAACGGATTTAAAAGAGTGTTGTACGTGGCTCAATAAGCAAAGCTATGGACCTAAGTTACCAGAATATAGTACCTATGACAATCCAAAGTTAAATAAATTACATGAAATATTTGAACATTGGGGTATAATAAGAGATAACAAAAAAGATCCACGTGGTACTATTGAAGCTCAATGGTTTTCTTTAAATGAATATATTCATAGATGTGAGGATGTTCTAACTGCAAAAAATTTACAGACACATTTAAAAATGGGTGGTTTAATTGATATACATCCACTAGGTTTACATAATGATCTTACAGAAGATGATAAGTTATTGTTGACTACTGAATTTAAATGGGGTAAGTTATATTTAGGATATAATACACTTGGTAAAGATTATCTTACAGTAATGCAAACTAATGATACAAGAGCAATTGATAATGATGAAGTAAAACCTCAAACAAGATATGCAGCTGAGAGCTGGCAGTATTTTGGTATAGACCAAATACCAATACAAGGAGCACAATCATTTAGTATATGGTACCAAACACTACCAGAAGCAACAAAGAAAAAAATACCATTAAATAACTTAACATTAGGAAGAATTATTTTAGGTGAATTAATACCTCATATGACACCATCATGTATGGATGTTGATAAAAATCTTTTACATTGGGAGGCTTCAATACATTCATGTAAAGATATATGGAATAAAAAATATTATTCCACCTTTGTAGATGTTGCTGAAATAAAATTTCATCAACTGATACCTGATGAAGTTGAAAACTTTATTGAAGAAAATAAGCAATATGACTGGAGACCAGATCAAGTAACACCACCTAAAAATTTATGGGAAAGTAATTGGCCATGGGCTCCTGTTGATCCCTTTCCAAATTGGAATCAAAGAAGAGTAGAGGAAGAGTTAGAAAAAGTTGATTCACTATTTGTACCACATAGAGCCAATGATAAGATTCATAGTTATTCGCATGAAGGTTGGAGTTCTCTAACACTTCATGGTATTAGTAGAGATAAAACAGAACACTTTGATCGTTATGGTTTTAAAACAGAAGAAGAAGCTAATTATCATTGGATAGAAAATATACCTTGCCCATATATTATAGACCTTATAAAGACACTGCCTTTTAAATTATTTAGTAGAGTGAGAATAATGAAGGTAGCACCAGGCGGTTATATTATGCCACATAATGATACACCAGACGGTGGTGATTATAAAAGATTATTTGGCCCAATGAATATTGCTTTGACACAACCTATCAATTGTGAATTTGTTATGGAAGGTATTGGTGTACTTCCATTTAGACCAGGTAAAGGATTTATACTTGATATAGGCCACAAACATTGTATAGTTAACAAGTCTAATAAGAATAGATATCATCTTATTATTCATGGGATATATAATGATAATGCTAAGGAGATTATAAGATGAATATACCATTAAAAAAGTGGACTATATATACTAGAGAAGCTTGTGGCTATTGTGATATGGCTAAAGCTGAGTTAAAAAGACTTGGCATTGAATATATTATTAAAGAACAGAATGCTGATACTATTAAAGAGCTAACTGAGAAGTTAGATAGAACAATGTTTACTTATCCTCAAATATTTACTGAAGAAGGTAAGAGCGTAGGTGGCTTTGATAATTTATTAGATTATACAGAACAGATGGATTAAATTTATGAGTGTAAGTTTTGAGATTACAGATTCTAAGAAAGACAGAATCGAAAAGAATGAGTTAGATAAAAATGCAATGGGTGGTACTGAGTTAATGAAGTACGGTCTTTTTGAGAGACTACCTAAAGAGCTGATGGATAAGTTTCAAATTATACCATCACGAGTAAGAGATATTGATCCTGATCGTATTCCAATACTATGGAACCATGATCTAGCTGGCGATCCAGAGACAACACATTTAAAAAATGTAAAAGCAGAGGATCTAAAGTTTAAAAAATTAGTATTTGTTAGTCATTGGCAGCTCCAACAATTTAGAAACTATTTAAGTGTACCATATAGTAAAAGTATAGTGTTGCAAAATGCTATTGATCCTATACCAGAACATAAGAAACCTGATGACGTAATTAATATATGTTATCATACAACACCTCATAGAGGTCTTGAACTTCTTATCCCTACATACAAAGAATTACACAAACAGGTTTTTAGTAAGATGAAGAAGCCTGTACATCTTCATGTGTATTCAGACTTCAATATATACGGCTGGCCAGAAAGAAATAAAGAATATATAAAGCTGTTTGATGATTGTAGAAGCCATGACCATATAACATATCACCAGACATTAAGTAATGCAGATATGAAAAAAGAATTAGAGAAGATGCACATCTTCGCGTACCCATCTATTTGGCCTGAGACATCATGTATAGCTCTCATAGAAGCTATGTCAGCTGGTTTACTTTGTGTCCATAGTGCATATGCTGCATTGCCAGAAACAGCAGCTAATTGGACTATGATGTATCCTGTAAATGAGGACCATCACGCCCACTGTAACCATTTTGCATCAAATCTAGTTGAGGCTGTTAAAGTTGTAGACCAACAATTTATGCAAGATAGATTAAATATGCAACAGAGATATACTAATGGATTTTATAACTGGGATGTGAGAGCTATGCAATGGAAAGCAATGTTGGAGGGTTTATTAAATGACTAGTACACAAACATTTGGAAAAGAGCAAGAGTATTTAAAACAAACATCAAGATTACAAATTAATTTAGAATCGTGGGAAGAGGGTGATATACTTCACTACTACCAAGACATGGTAGTTATGTTCCAGGAATTGATGGGTGATGGTATTGCTTTATCTAATAAGGATAGAAGAATAATTAAGAATGCTTATCTATCTTTTGATAAAATATTTAACACAAAGAAAGACTAAATATCAGTATGCTTAAACCAACACCAACAACAATGTTAACAGGTCAGTTTATAGCCCAGCTATCTGTTATACCTATGATAATGTATGCCACAAGTTGGCAATGGATTATTTGTATCATAATGTATTTTGGTATTATGACATTTGGTATTACTATGGGGTATCACCGTTATTGGTCTCATAGATATTTTACATGTAGTAAGTTTTGGGAATATGTAATGTTATTCTTTGCTCATATAATGATGGTTGGTCCTGCTATTGCATGGGTGGCACAGCACATTGAACATCATAAGTTTGTTGATAGTCCAAGGGATCCCCATTCGCCTTCACATAAAGGTTATTTGTATTGCTACTTCTTGCAATCTTTACGAGCACCTAGAATTAAGTATGCTCATCATTTGTTAAGAGACCGTACATGTAAAATACAATTTGATTATTATTGGGAGTTTATTATACTATGGGGTATTATATTAGTTGTACTTGATCCTTATGCATTAATTTATGCATGGTTAGCTCCTGCTGGCTTAGCTAAAATTATAGGATCGTTTATATTTACATATGGTCACCACAGTGGTCGACCACATAACAATACACTATTAGGATTATTAACTTCTGGAGAAGGCTTTCATCAAGTTCACCACCAACACGAAGATAGAGTACAGTGGGGCAAGCTTGATATTGGAGGCCAGATCATCAGGAGAATAGGTAATGTTACGTAAAAGAGATCTACCGGTATGTGTTCCACTTCCAGGTATTAAATTCAATATAGATAAATTAAAGCAAGAGTATAAAACTCTTGATCATATGTTTCGTAATTTGTTTAAAGAGAACGAAGGTATTACTGATGCTCACAATCAAGAGTTTCTAAAAGATTTGAACTCTAATGAATTTTTAGAAGTGGCATTAACAGGATTAGATCCATCCATTGATAAAACAAACATCAATGACTACAAGCACGATTATAAATCAAAACATAATAAAATAAGTCATCCTGCTTTTGATGAAGGCAATTGGAACCATAAATTAGAACATTATAAAGGTAGCTATTTTGAACAAGCTATTGAGAGTCAATTTAAAGGCGAGGCAGTAAGAGTAAGAGTTCATAAGTTATTTCCAGGTAAAGAGATATCACCTCATATAGATTATGATCCATCATACGCATGCCGTGTTATTATACCAATAGAAGGCACAGACGGTATTACTAATGTCTTCTGGGTAGGTAAAGAACGTCAAGAGTATAACTTACATGCTGATGGCTCAGCATACTTTTTAAATACTGGATACAAACATGCAGTATATCACAATGGTGATAAAGATAGAATTGCTCTGGTAGCAACATTCACTACACAAGAGGACTTCAAGTCTATAGCACTTACATGAAACTTATTCCTCCTCATAAAATAATACCTTATCAGCCTCAATACAAACAAGATGTTGAAAGGTTTAGAGAGTTATCTTTTAAAGAAGGTAACGATTCGCTTGCTCATGATAAGTTTGAACTTGAAGGATTTATGGGACAGATATGGCTAGTGTATGTGAATGATGTGTTAATTGGTCTTAGTGCCGTTGAAGCTAGTCACTATACAGGTGATCCTAGTGTAGCTGCTCGTGTAGTTAGACTCCATGTATTAAAAGAATATAGATCTACTGCATTTGGTTTAATACTTCTTCCCAATCAAATGTGGTGGTGTAAGAAGAAAGGTTTTAAAATTATGTGGTGGTCTATAGATATAGACAAGAGAGCTTTGAATGCTGTATACCAGAAGAAACATTTTCCAGTATACACACAGCATAAAGAGGCATGGGATGGTTGGTTCCAAGATTTAGTATTTGATAAGAGAATGATATTCCAAGTTGATCCTAAATCAGACTTATTACAGTTTGTGTATTACTTTAGACTTGAAGATAAAGAACTAGATGAAAATAATTTTGTAAAAGAAGGGTATAAATGGAAACCTAAATCTAATATGTTTTACTATTATCATAATGGAGATAGTAAGTTAATTAAGCGTATGCGCCCGTTTTTGTCTGAGACTCATATTGATCTCGCAACTTAACAAAGCCACCTATCCAGTCATCTCTCTTCTCTACAAACACTTGAGGCTCATCACTTTCAACAGCAATTATAGTTACTAATTGGCTAACAGGTATCTTAAACATATCTTCAAACATAACTGCATAAGCAGACTCTTGCATAAAGTAATTAGATATCCAGTCACGCTTCTTTCTTTTAGAAGATGTTTTAAAATCAATGATAGAAACTTTACCGTCCCACATACCAACTAAATCTACTCTACCAGCTACTCTAAGATATCTACTATACAAAGCCACTTCTAAACCATACACTTCTTGTAGGCGTATATCTAATATAGGTTTGATCTGTTTAAATAAGAAATGATTTATTGGTTCTATAGATCCATAATCTAACTCTACGTTGTTAAGATAGTCTTCACATATCTTATGGACCTTAGTTCCTCTTCTAGAAGCCGTGCCAGCTATTCTATTAGCCTCAGCTTCACCAACTCTTTTCCTCCATGCTACAATGCCATCTTTAATAGCAAGTGATGTCACTGTAGTTACAGACGGATACTTTTCTCCATTGGGTATTTCATAATGCCTTTTACCATTTAAAGTAACAGTACTAAGGTCATTGAATTCCAGATCTTCTTTATGAGGAAACATTATGATGGATCGCCATCTGGATCAAATGTAGCTTTTGGATGCTTGTGCTTAATATTTCTAAGTACATCTTTAAAGTTATCATCAGAATGTCTGGCGCCAGCAACACCTGAAACTATCCTAGGCATTTCTAATATCTGTTCTAGATTAGGATTAGTTTTCAAGTACGGTTCTCTATCTGCCATCTTCATTATTTCTTCAGAGACTTCGCCTGTCTCTTTGTCTCTAAAATTATATGTCGGCATGTTACAGTCCTAAGCCAGGGAAAGCTTTTTGAACTACAGCTTTACTTACACCTTTAATATTTCTTTCTTTCATTTGAATAACTAACTCAGCGTCAGCTGGTTCAATTGATTCTAGAATTTGTACAAATAAAGATTCACGTCTCATCTGTACAATCTTAGCTTGAACAGGTTTACCATCATTTGCAATAAAGTATGAAAAGTTTTTTAACTCTACTATCAATCTACCTTCACTGTCTGTATCCTCATCAAGAGGTCTGTATGGAGGTGTCCCAGGAGGCAGCAACCATGAAATGTGGGGGTTGTATGCTAGTTGGAATATGCCACCTAGATGATCTTTTGTAGCTTGTGGTAGAGCTTGTAAC